GTCACCAACACCTAATTCCCAAGAGTGCAAGCCTGGACGAAGTTGAATAGGTCTTATACCTCGTCCAATATATTCTGGAAAATCTTTGTAGTATCTATAAAATCCAGTGCGTGTAGGAATTGCTACACGTCGGGTATATCCAGTTATTTCAGCTGGGTTATCTGTTAATGTAAATGTTTGACCATATACTGCACTTGGCGTAGATGGCTGCAAAACAACGGTAGTGCCGTCGGCTTTAAAAGTTTTTATACCATATATAGTAGTAGCCATTAACTTAAATCTCCAATAATAACACGAGCAACATTATTTTGGTACACTATAATCTTATTGTCAAACATTCTTATAAAATTCCCACTTAATTCAGTAGCTCTATCTTTTCCTATTTGTAGTCTTTCTGCTGCAATAAATCCAGTAGTAATTTTAGCCCCGTCAATAACTGTAGCAGCCGCTGTTACACTATTAGCAAAAGTAGCAGTAGATGCAGCAGTAGTAATTTTTGAATCTACAGTAGCACCTGTTACAAAGTTAGTTGTAGCAGTACTAATTTTAGTATCTACTGCAGTACCTGTTATTAACCCTGATGTAGCAGTAGTAATTTTAGTATCTACTGCAGTACCTGTTATTAACCCTGATGTAGCAGTAGTAATTTTAGTATCTACTGCAGTACCTGTTACTAACCCTGATGTAGCAGCAGTAACAGTATCATTAGTAAAAGTTACTAAACCATTAAAGTTTTGGTGAGTAAACACAGAACTAATTGTTACGGTTTGTGCACCACCAGCAACTGTTTCTTGTACACTATAACGAACTGCCCACATTTTTTCAGTAGTACTAGCAGGTGCTACTGAAATAGCAGTAGACCAGCCAGCAGTTAAACTAGTAAACTCTCCTGTAGAATAATTATATCCAGTTGCTGTGGGAGCAGTTGGTGCAGTTGCTGAAGCTGTTCCAAAATACAAATATCCAGTTGAATTTTTTAGTGGATTAGCTGAAATACCTTGTATGCCTTCAACACGTACTGGTGTTTGCCAGGTATATAGCGTAGCGTTAACTGCACGAGTACCAAAACTTGTCCATAGGGGATCTGTGCCAGTAGCCGCAGCTACAGTAGCATACCAACCACTGGGTGTGCCAGCACTTGCTGCAGGAGTTGCTGGCTGTGAAGCGCTACGAATGTATATCTGTGTAGTGCCTTCGCCTGTGTCGCCTTTAACGCCATCTTTAGATTTATTTAGTGATAATTCTTTAGTAATGGTTTTTGCATTTGCAGTACCACTGTTAATAGTAGCAGTAAACACAGCGACTGCAGTGTTTGTGTTAAGTGCATTAATTGTAACTACGCCTGCAGCATTAATAGTGCAATCACCAGCAACGGTGCTACCACTATAACTAACTTTTGCAAAGGTAACAGCTGGAGTAGTTGAAGCAGTTAAAAAGGTTGTTCCGAGCGCAGCATAAAACGTACTAGTAAGTGGAAACTGTCCAGTTATAGGGTCTCCCGCACTGTCACAACTAATTGTTTGATTTTCGTTTGAAAGTCCACCAATAAAAGCATCGTCGCCTTCACGTAAACTGTATACTGTAAAAATATCAAACTCTGAGTAAGCTACACCAGCAACTGTTTCAGTAACAGTAACTCTAACAGTTTTTGAGCCTACTGCTGCAAAACTGTTTAGCGTAAACGTGTTAGTACTAGCTGTGCCAATACTTGTTATAGGAGCAACGCCATCTACTAACCAAGTGTAAGTTGGGTTAACAAAATTACTTTGAATAGCAGTTAGTACAATACTTGCAGGCGATACTGTAGTAGTATTTTTTGCAGTTATAAATATTTGACCAGGTGCTACAATAGATACTGCGCGAGCAGTAGCTCCTTTTAAGCCTTCTTTTGATTTTGCAAAGCTTTGGCGCTTTACAATTGTAAAGTCTTTGCCAGTGCTTGTTTTACCAGTAATTGTATAATCTATGTATGCAACATCCTTGTCGTCATCCATAGCAGAGTGTGTATCAAATTCAATATAGTTTGCAAAAACACCAGGAGTTGGATCGCATACAATATTAACATCATCAATAGTAGTTATTCTCCATGTGCCGTTAGCAAAAGGGCTACTAGTATCTACGGCTAAATAAGTATTACCCTCTTTGACTTGAATAACTGTGCCGCTGCCTTGATAACTACTAGCAGTAGTCGTACCGTCTTGATAAGAAGGAATCTGATGTGATTCATTTACTAGTTCAACAGTAATTTGTTCTGAGCCATCGTTAATACGATAAAGCGTAAGAACGTCTGATACTGTACCTAGCGTAGCAGTTACCGTTGCAGTACCAATAGTTACACCAAGTGCATCAAACTGAGCTTTTGTAATTGTTATTGTATTTGTAGCTTGTGTAAAAGCAATCGCTCCAAGACTAGTACCTTCACGGGTAAAAGCTTGAACAGTAAATGTAGGAGTACCAGTTAAATTAACTAAACGCGCAGTAATTGTAGTTGATGGTGTAAGCGAGCTTGTAGCAAACTGATCTTTGTAAAGAAATTCTTTGTTAGGAGTACTAAGTTGAATTAGTGGTGCAGTTTCTCCAGCTTTGGCTCGGTAAACATTCCATGTTTGTTCTACAACTATATTATTATAAGTAGCTGTAAAAGTAACGTTACCACCATCGTCCGTTAGACCAGTACAACTATAAACGCCTGTTGTGGCATTTATAACTACTCCAGTAAGGCTGTCTACACTTCCTGCTTTAATAGCATAAACTGGTCCAGCCCCTGTAACTTCTTGACTTAAATTAAAGACTCTGAAAACACCAGTAGCATTAGTAAAGTCTCCGCCAGTGCCATCAGCTTTTGTTACTATAGGTACAGGATCGTTTGTTAAATTACCGTAAACAGTTACGTTTTCATCAAAAACCACGGCTGTTAACTGTGCAGAAACTGTATAAGATCCAGGGCCCGTAGGGCCAGCTGGATCTACTTCATCTTCATCGATTGCACTAACAAAAGCATATTTTACATAATATCTGGTGTTAGGTGTTAATCCAGTAATAATTACACTTAAGCTATTACCAGAAGGCACAAGTGTACCTTCCCCATTATTAGGATTAAATCCGCTAATTAATGAATACCATACCTTCACAGATGCCAGGTCATCCCTAACATCTGTGGTTCTAATAGCATCGTATGGTTTGTCCAATACTAGTTGTAATGATTTTATGCCTGGGTATAAATATGCCGCCATGCTTATCCTTTAAGTAATAGTTCTAACAACTATTGTTCCTAGAGTACTTATAGTACTATAATTACCTTGTTTATCTAATGCTCTACAAGCCACTCTATAAGTAACTCCAGATTGTGAAAGTCGTGGTCTTGGTTGTTCGCGAAGATCAAACCTAGCTTCACCAGTACTTTTTATAACTTTAATATTATTTGTTGCTGCATTTGGTACTAGTTCCCAAAAATCTTCTATGCCCGTATCTTTAAATAATCTGTACTCATAAGTTAAAAAGTCAGGTGTTTGTAAGGTAACATCAGGTTTTACAACAACAAAAGTACGGTCTAAGTCTAGTGTTAGTAGTGGTGCAGCAGATCCGTTAACGGTTTTTCCAGCATTTGTAAACCAAAAAGTATCAGACCAAGGGCCTACAATAGTGCCGCTACCGTTAGTATACCTAACCCTAGCTTTATAAATAATACCAGAAGTAAGTTGTTGTACAAAGATACTAGAAGTATCTTTATTAGCATAGTATGATGGTGAGGCAGTATCAAACATTACGTCTCCAGCTATTACCTGTAGCTGTACGCGCTCAGCGCTTTTACTTAAACCTGGCGCATTAGTATAACTAACAATAGCAGTATTAGTATAAGTTCCGGTAGTGATTTGCTCACTAATAGCACTATCACTATTTACTGAAACAATAGTAGGTGCTTCCTTAATTATTGAGTCAACTAAATAATTAGCAGTACTTGTAATGTTTGAGTTAAAAGCTAAATATCCTGACAAATCTGCGGTATAAATCTGTGGTGAATAGTCTGCTAATGTAAGTTTTGCACTTATATTACTAGAAGGCTCTATGCTTAACACAACGAGTTCTTGTGACTCTTTACTTATCTCGCCTAACATAAATAAATCATCAGGATTTATATTGTCAGCAGTTATTAATGCAGTAGTTAAGCTAATAGTATCATAGTAACCAGTTGTTGAAATTGCTGTTAAAGTTTTTAATACACTAGCACCAGTATTAGTTCTGACTCGAATATTATAAGACTTACCAGCTTCTAAATAAACGTCTTCTGTTAAAGACATATTTATACTGTTTACTTGACAAGCTTTAATGCGTCCACTACCATTGCCCCAGAGTGGAACATCGTGTGTAACACGTACTACATCTCCACGATTACAAACTAAGTATTCAAAGTCTACATTTAATGAATACATTTCTGGACGTAATTTTAACTGAGCCATATGCCATTGAGCAATATGTTTTGCTTGAGCAAAGTTAGTTACACCGGGCAAACTAATTTCTTCAAATAACTCTGCATTACTTTCATTTTTGCCAACATTATATACTCTGTACTCGTTTGCTTGATAGCCTTTTTCTTCATCAGCAATAGTAATACGGAATGCATCTGGTATACGTGGAAGTATTTTTGTAGACTCAAAACCCCAGCTATTATGTGGAGTAAAGTGTTGAACTACGCCAGAACGTTCTCTATCAATAACCACTGTCCATTTGCCGTCAATGTAATTTGGACTAGCTTTACCAGCTGAACAAATATCTTTTAATACATCCATAACGCTAGTAACACTAGTCAGTACAGCATTGTAAGTAAGCCAAGGTTTAGTAGTATCTTTTGTATACTTGCCATTTGCATAAGTCATAGGTTCGCAAAATTTAAACCACTCTGCTAGTGCATTTAAGTCTATGTAATTTGCAGCATCTATAATATTATCTGCTACTCTATAAGCATTAGCAGGATGTGTTAGTACATAAATAAATAAAGCCGCCGGATTATTAGTAACATCTACTGTTTTCCAGTCATTTGTCTGGCGATTTAGTACATTAGCTTTAGTTTGTACTAAAGCATTTACGCCTTCTAAACTTCCATTTATTTTATTAGTACTTTGCAATTTAATAAAAGTTCTTGCTAAGTAACAATTAGGAGGATTTTTTACAACACGAATAGGCACTAGTTGATTGCTAGAATTTAAGGTTTGTTTATTATATCCAGTTACGCCGTAAAGTATTGCTTTGGTATAATACCTATAATCTGGATCTTCTTCTCTTTCTGTTACATCATTATTTGTTCTTAGTATTTGTAACGAGTATTTTGCTCGTGGTAATCCGCGCATTTTATAAACAAAATTAAATGCGTCTTTTCGTTGAGAAAAGAAACCATCCCTACCAAATATTAACTCACCACCCATGTTGTTAGTAATATTTAATCCAGCGTTATTAGTATACCAAATACCTAAAGCTGCTGCTTTTAAACCGCTTTGTGAGTTTACAGCTTTCATTCTTACAGTATGCACACTATTTTCTTCAGCATAAAACCATGTTTTTGCCAAAGACCCATAACCATTTTTAGTTAGTGTAATTAAATTAGCACCGTCAATTAGTATAGAACCTTCATCGTCAGCAACTCCCCAAATCTCATAGTATCCTGCTTTGGGGAAAGTTACTGTTGCGGTTTTATCAAAATTAATATTATTTATGTTACTGTCCCAGACCCCATAATCTTTTAGAAACTGATTCCAGTCTCGCCAATCTGCTACCCCACTTGGCTGAGTAATAGCAGAAAATTGAGTAGAGCTAAATATAAGTTGTGGAGTTGTGGCTGCAACTGAATTGTCAACAAAACGTCCAGCACCTATTGTAACTATATAGTCACTAGTGTATAGAGTATTGTTATCGCTATCTAAAACAGGTTGATTACTGGAATCAAGCTGTGGGGCTCTTAATACTGAAGTAAGAGCCAGACCTTCTACTACAGTAGTAGCAGTAGTGGCTAGATGGGATATTGTATCGTCTGGTAAATACGTAACGCCTTGAAAACATATTGTATGAAGTTTTTTATATCCGTTTGGAATTGTTGGCAGTCTTAAAGCTGTATTATTATCAGTACCAACAAAAGAAGCATATGAACCTTGTGTATATAATGTTACTAACCAAGCCGATGGGTTTGCGGTTTTTACGTCTGTAGCTGCTCCACTAAATACTTCTACACCACCTCCAGGCGACATAGCAAATATATACCATTTAAATAAAGCTTGTAGTTCACCTGTATTAGTATTTGTGTAATAAGGACCAGAGCTAACAGTAGTTTTAAAACCTACATCAGATAGGGTAGGTGAAGCGTAATTACCTAAATGATATGCTGGTAATGTTGACCAAGCTGTTTCGCCTTCTTTGCGTAAACGAACCTGAATTCCGCAAGTTGCTTCACTAATTTTTCCATCTTTTGTACTAATCCTGCGCATACCTTCTGGAAAGGTAAATGCAACATCAATATCTTCAGCGAAATCTGCTAGTGTAATAATTGCTGGAGGATTTCCATCTGTTGAATTATTAACTAGCTCAATCTGTGGAAACTGCTGCTCTACATCTGTGGGATATAGTTTATCAAATCTATCTAAAGTTCCGTTTGTGGCTTCTTGTGGTAAACCGTATATAGTAACAGGTGTGGGGGTATCTTGACCCATGGTAGCTTGGCTAGTGTAGTAAACTTCTGATAAAGTTTTTGCACCTACGCGAATATCATCAACTGCTAGCGGCCCAAATCCCCATACAAGGGACAAATGTAACAAGCTAGTATCTGTTAATGTTTCAACGTAAGGAATTGCTCCAAGCATTGCGGTAACACGCATTTTTCCAAGCACAACAGGTATTGCGC